TACAACGATCTGGCTGGCGACTCTGACCTTGAGCAAGGCGGAGCATTCTTCGATCCGCCCGCACCACTCTCACAAACAGGCGAGTGGCAGTGGGACCCGGAGATGCAGGATTACGAGTGGGTTGAGGGTGTGAATGAGGCTCCTCCTCCCCAGAGCGAAACTGGCGAGTACCAGTATAACACCGAAACCGAGGAATGGGACTGGGTTGAGGCGCAGCCCCTTCCAGAGAGTTCGTGGACTGACGAAATCAAAGAGAGCGTCGCCAACGTGATGGACAAGATACTGGATGAGCTGCACGCCAAGCTGCCTAAGCCTCCCGCTATGGGGTCCCACCAATGGTGGGAAGAACAATTAAAGAAAGCGCTACCCAACCCGTCTATCAGCATTGTGTATAGCGATCCCGGCCCAATACGCGTCTGGATCAAGCTGCCGGGGCCTTGGGGCGACGGCGTTATCGACCTAGATGCTGTCAAAAACGGAGAGTTCGTCCTCGATGATGCCATCAAGGAGAAAATTAACGAGACTGCCGAGAAAATTAAGGGGATTCCCGGTGCCATCAAGGAGAAGGCGTCAAACATCTTTGAGGAGATCAAGTCTGCCGGAAAAGAGATCGGTGACATCTTCGAGCAGGATGGAAACATCTTCGCGAAGGTTCTGGATGCCGCTGGCGAGGTCATCGACACTGTCGAAATATCCATAGGCGAGATTACTGATGGGTGGTATACCCAGGAAGATGCCAGGTGGTTGATTGGCGACATCATAGAGATTCTCGGAGAGGAGTTTAAGTACGATAGCGCTCCGTCAGAAGATGCCGAGACAGAAACCGAGACTGGAGGCGATAGCGGTGGCGGAGACAGCTCTGCGGACGACGATGCAGGCAATTCAGGAGGCAGCTCTACTGATACTTCTGGCACCCCTGTCGATTCAGGCGGCGGCAGCCCTATTCCCGGCGGCGATGAAACCGACACGGACGACGATGATGTGTCTGAGGAGCCCGCAGAAGGCGATACAGGCGATTCCTCTGGTGAGGCGACCAATGACACGCCAGACGACGAAGGAGCGACAGGCGGGCCTACAGAAGGCTCTACGGACGGCATCATAGACGACTCATCTGACGATGGCGATGATCTCGCGAGTGGCGAAGGTTCCGGCGACAGCTCCGGTGACGCCTCTAGTGGCGGCTCCAGTGGCAGTTCTGGCAGCAGCGGCGGACCGGCTGTAACGCCCGACGAGGGCTCTGGCGGCGGATCGGATGACCTTGTTGGCGGCGGTATCGACAGCAGCGGCGGGGGTGGATCCTCCGGCGGCGGCGGTGGCGGCGCTGGGCGCAATGGCGGCATGTTTACCGGCGGCATTGGGGTTGACTACTCCCCCCTCCAGAGTGTAGTATACAAGGTCGGTGATCCAATGGCTGACCTAGAGCGCATGATCTCTAAGAGCTTATTCAAGGACATGATGTAATGGCAACAATGACATACCTAGAGCTGGTGAACGGCGTAATGAGAAGGCTCAGAGAGCCCACAGTGTCTACCGTGGCGTCCAGCGACTACAGCGCCCTGATTGGCGATTTCGTGAATGACGCGAAGGTCTCCGTTGAGAACTCGTGGGACTGGACGGCGCTCCGGTCCACCATATCCATTAGCACCCTGAGCAACGTCAAGAACTACGCGCTGACCGGCACGGGATGGCAGGGCAAGCAGCTCAACGTCATTAATGATACATCCAACTGGGTGATGGAGTACCGCACGGCTGACTGGTTCGACGAGAAGTATTACATCGACGGTCAGACCTCCGGCGCTCCTCGGTACTACACCTTCGGCGAGACAGACGCTAACGGCGACCAGACTATCGACCTCTACCCGAAGCCGGACGGGGTTTACAACATCAGGTTTGACGCAGTTGTCCGGAACGCTAGGCTGACATCCGACTCGGACGTGCTTGAGATACCGTACATGCCTGTCCTGCATCTTGCCCTAGCGCTTGCTGCTCGTGAGCGCGGAGAGACCGGCGGCACGTCTACTCAAGAATACTTCCAGATAGCCAAGGGCCTGTTGGGCGATGCGATAGCGCTGGATGCTGCGCTGCACCCAGAGGACACCATCTTCTACACACCGTAAGGCGGCAGAATGGCACAAGAACTCAAGAGTATCAACCTTGTCGCCCCGGCGTTCAAGGGTCTGAACACAGAGGACGCGATTCTGGCGCAAGACCCGTCCTTCGCAGAGGTCGCCAACAATGCAGTTATCGACCGCAGGGGGCGGCTTGCGACTCGCAAGGGCATCGCCAACCTTAGCACAACCATAACGGCGCTCGATGGAGAGCCTGTTACCGGGATCCATGTTTTCCGTGACAGCGATGGCAACACGGATACGTTCTCGGTTGGGAACAACAAGATACTGCGCGGTCAAGCCGTACTGGTAGACTACACGCCTGTAGCGTACACCATAACCTCCGATGACTGGAGGATGGTCAACTTTAACGACTCGCTCTACTTCTTTCAGCGCGGATACGAGCCGCTGGTTTACTCTCACAGCACATCCCTTGTCGAGCCTATGTCGACTGTTGCTGGCGCTGCTGGCGTAACCTCTGCCATGTACGGCAACGAGGTTATTGGCGCGTATGGTCGCCTCTGGACCGCGGACTTCACTGGAGACAAGAGCACGATATACTGGTCAGACCTGCTTCAGGGCCACGTATGGAGTGGCGGCTCATCTGGGTCAATCGACGTGTCCGAGGCGTGGCCGCAGGGATTTGATCAGATCGTCGCTCTGGCAGCCCACAACGACTTCCTGATCGTGCTTGGCACTCAGTCCGTGCTGGTGTATGCCGGGGCGGAGGACCCGACCACAATGACCCTCTCGGACACCATAACTGGCGTTGGGTGCGTCTCTAGGCACACTGTACAGTCTACCGGCTCCGACCTTGTATTCCTGTCTCACAGCGGCCTGAGAAGCCTCGGCAGGACGATTCAGGAGAAGTCGGCCAGCATCGGCAAGCTGTCCAGCAGCGTGACCAGCGATATTATCGCGGTTATTGATAATGAGACGGAGGAATTCGACTCCGCTTATTACCCTGAGCAGAAGTTTTACCTGATCTTGTTCAGGAATCAGTGCAAGATATATTGCTTCGACACCCGCGGGGCGCTGGAGAACGGCGCGTGGAGGGCAACATACTGGCCAGACTCGCCTATCAAGGCGCTTTATGCTGGCGACAGAATCAGTGGCGACATGCTGATCGGGTACGCCGGCGGCATAGGCAAGTATGACGGCTACACCGACGACGGTTCCGCTTACAGGCTCAAGTATCGAAGCCCAGAGCTGTCCCTTGGGGATACGGCTCAACTGAAGTTCATCAAGAAGATCAGGCCGACACTGGTTGGTAGTACGGGCCAGCCTATCGTGCTGCGATGGGGCTACGACTTCGACTCGTCATCCGGCTCTGCTTCGTTTACCCCCGCTGCTTCTGGGGTTAGCGAGTTCGGTATTGGCGAGTTCAATATTGGCGAGTTCAGCTCTGGACAGCTTGCCATAAGGAAGTCCATCAATGCCAACGGCAGCGGCAGCACATTATCAGTCACGCTCGAATCCGACGTGAACGGCAACGAGCTGTCAATTCAGGAAATCAACATGCTATTATTAACAGGACGCAGCTTATGAGCAGCCTTTTAGGAGATTTATTGGGTCTGGGCGCTGGTGGCGCTCTAACGCACAAGGCGTACGAGGATATCGGCGCGGCTGGCGATACCGCTCGCCAAGAGCTGACCAACCTTGCCGGGACAATGGAGCAGAAGCTCGGCTTTAAGCCATACGGCATTACCTCTGCCACCGGCGGCCAGTTTAACGTCACGCAAGGCCCTGACGGCCAGCTCAGCACGTCCATGCAGCTTTCGCCGCAAGAGCAGGCCCTGTATGAGCAGCAGATGGCTAACGCCGGCATGTTCTTCAATCAGGCCGCTATGCCTACTGACCAGCGTGAGCAGGAAGTCTACAACCGCATGAGGGCTGCACAGTCTCCAGAGGAGGAGCGTCAGCGTCTCGCGCTTGAGAGCAGGCTGTACAATCAGGGTCGAGGCGGCGTCAGAAGCGCCATGTTCGGCGGCACACCCGAGCAACTAGCGATGGCCAAGGCTCAGGCAGAGCAGCGTGACAAGTCTATGCTGGCCGCTATGCAGTTCGCCGGTCAGGAGCAGCAGCGTCAGGCCGGTCTCGGTCAGGGCATGTTAGCGTCCGCTTACGTACCTCAAGCTCAGTTACTTGCAGGCCTTCAGCCGGGAATGAACGCGGCAGAGCAGGCTCGAATCAATCAGGCGGCTGCTGCACAGGCATACGGCGAAACGTACACCAGCGGTCTCGATGCCCTGTTGCAATCACGCATGTCTCAGGCTAACCTTGCAAGCTCCCTCGGCGGTGGGCTCATGTCTGGCTCACTCGCAGGTCTATTCTCATAAGGAGGCATCATGCCCAAATTATCAAACACGGTTCTCAACACGATGGGGCAGGCCGGTCAAGGCGCTGGCCTGTTCACTGTTGGGCAGCAGCTCGGCTCACTGTCGGCAAAGAAGCGAGCTAGGGACGAGGCCAGAGAAGAGGCTGAGGCCGTCAAGGCTGCCGCCAATCCTGTTGCCAGACTCGAACTCATGGCTCAGCAGGCGCTGGAGCGTGGTGACCGCCAAGTGGCAGCAACGCTTACTCAGAAGGCTGAGGAGTTGAGGTCGTCCGGGCTGGTTGATGCGGCCAACATTGGCAAGGCTGGCGCTCAGAGCGCTGAGGCTGTGACTAGGACGGCAAAGCTGGAAGCAGAGATGGCGGCGTCCGGGGTAGAGCGGGAGTCAGAGCAGACAAGTCTGGCGGCGCAACAAGCGAACATCTCCGACGCCTTTGCCTCGCTCGCCGAGGATGAAACTCTCTCTCCTAGAGATCGGGCGTACGTCCAGAGCGTAAGCAAAAACCTCAAGGGGAACGGCGGCCAGATGAGCGAGGAAGCCCTGAAAGACCTTTCAGCGTCACTCCAAAAGGTTCTGGATCGCAACGAAGAATCAGATACCTCAAAGTCAGTCAGGGTAGAAGGCGGCAGGGTGTTTTTGGTCGATCCCGTAAGCGGCGAAGTTCAGGAAACAGGAGCAACCTTCAGGACTCCAGAGGTAAATGATCGCTTGACCGAGCTGGACGAACGAGTCAATGAGGCCGGCGGCAAGAGCACAAGGTACGCCGCGCTGGCGATGCAAGTGGCAGAGAGGGGCCTGACCGAGACCGGTACAATCGGTGAGATGTTCAGCAAGACCAGAGAGGCTCTCGGTGTTGGTAATGACGCCGACACTCTGAGGAGAGAGCTGGAGGAGATTCGCGTGTCCGGTATGATCGCAAACCTGCCGCCCGGCGTTGCGTCCGACAAGGATATGGAGCTGGTTGCCAAGGGTGCTGCTGACTTCAACAGCCTGACGAATGCGGAAGCCCAGAGGGTTCTCGCGCTTATGGCGAAGGCCGCGGAGCATCAGGCCGAGATCGCAGAAAACAACCGCATGATCACATCGCAAACAGACAGCATCGAGACCGTCCATCACGCCAACTACCGCAAGCTGCTCAAGGCTAGAGAGAAGTCAATGAACTCTCTCAACGCTGAGGTGTATCAGCTCGGCAGCATGCTGGAGGAAAGAGACACCGTAAGGCTGAAGGTCAGAGAGCTGCTCCAGCGGGGCGATAAGCAGTCTGAGAACATCCTGAAGGTGATGGCTAAGCAGCACCCCGACATTAAGAGCTTGATCTCCCTCGAAACCGAGGCGCGTGATCTGGCGAA